AGTACGACTTCATACTAATCCTCAAACTACAGGAGATCTAGTATGTGTACTGAAGATAAACCAGATGAGTGGGGAAATGAATACGGGAGCCCTATGTATGGGGTTCCACCTGAAGATGACCCTTACTGGACTAAAGGAGAATAAGTATGGGTATGGATGTCTACGGGATCAACCCGAAGATCAAAGAGTACAGCGTAAAGCCTGATCAACCTGACTGGTGGAACTGCACCATGGAAGAGAAGGAAGCCTACTTCGAGGCTGATCAAAAGTACTCTGATGAGAACCCCGGTGTTTACTTCCGGGCTAACGTATGGGCTTGGCGACCCATTCTTGACATGATTTATTATGCCAATGAACGTCATGAACTTGGCATACCAGAGGACACCTTGAACCACATGGGCCTCAACGACGGAGCTGGCCTCGATAACCAAGAGGACTGCGATGCCTTGGCTGATGCCATGGAAGACCTACTCAAAGAGGAAGGCGATGTCATCACATGGGACTGTGGAGATCCTGACTTCAAGGATGCCTATCGTGTAGGCAAATCCCACGTCCAAGCCTTCGTTGGATTCCTCCGCGAATGCGGTGGCTTCAGTGTCTGCTGATGGGAGCCATGAAAAGCTATCTTCTCTGGCTAGAAGAGAAAGGTTATGTCGAATGGGTAGAAAACTTCGGTTGGGACTACCTAGTCGACAAAGATAAGGCTTTCAAGGAGTACTTAGGTACCCTAAAGCCTTCAGTGTCTGATGTTAATGTAACTGAAGATCCAAACATAGACACTTAATGATCTTCAGGCCACCCTAGACGGCAGAGTATGGCGATGGTAGGCTAGGTGAGGTTAACGGGAATACCGAGAGTCAAAAATTTCCTTTTATTATATTTAAAGGCAAAACAATGCTGCAAATACAAATAAAAACTACACACGGCACAGAATTTGTGTTGGGACTTGGTAAAATTGATGGTGAGCACGTCTTATCTAGGGTTGACAGCACGTCTAACTCTCTGTTTATAATCCAAGACTCAGATGCATATGATATACACGACGCACTTGAGCAGTTCTTGCAGTTTACAACTAAAGCAATTACATTAGGAGAATCTGTATGTCTTTAGGACTAGGTACAAAGAATAAAGTGGGTGCTTGGTACACCAACTGGCGTAAGCACCCTGCTAAAGCCATCGTAGACAAGCGATGGGACAAGAAGAATAAGACATGGGTGCCTCAGCGTAACCATGGAACGGAAATTAATCCAGAAAAAATGGATTATCCCTTGACAGAGCTTCAGGAATCATGTAATGTATATGAGCCAATTGAAGCTTACACCGAGGATTGGGATCACGATGAGGAAACTGGCCTAGGAACACCTGTGGCCGGTACTCGTAAACGATCAGATTTACCGCCGCTATTTCAGCAGTGGAAAACCGACTGGAGCAAGCGTAATGGACAGTTTCGATGAGATCCAATGCGAAGATTATTATGGAGAAGAACCGGAGTGGCTTACATACAAGATCGGGGATGGCAACTGGCCTATGTACCGTATCGTGTGTAGCAACACTGTCCGGGTCCCAATAAACAATGCCGACAAAGATAAAAAACATATTCATAGACAGAGCAAGTGAAAAAACCCAGACACTGTGGTTTGATATTCAAAAAGGATATTTTGTCGTGTCTCGCTGCAAGCCGTGTGATCGACATGGTGAGTGGGAGACTATGATTTTTCCTGCTGACCGCCATGGAAACATTGTAGACTGGTTAGATCTCTATGCATACTCTGGCTGGGAAAAAACATCAGAGAGTGTGCGTAAATTTACTAAAGGACACCGTAAATGACACCTGAAATGCAACACATCTGGTGGGTAGACGCAGAAACCCTAGGAGATACCAGCTGGATGGACTTGACAGAGGCTATGGAATCTGCTAAAGTTTCACCACCAATTATGCAAACGGTTGGTTTTGTTCTAGTAGATCACGAAGATTATGTCGCTATTACTGATAGCTTAGGTGACAAGGAGTGTGGACACGTAACCAAAATCCCTCGGGTAATGATCCAACGAAGGGAGATTCTTGTTCATGGCAAGCAAGAAATGGGGCGTATGGGTTGAAGATATTGGCTGGCTTGTGGAATCTCACACATACAATAGTAAAACCGATTCATACAAATCTAATCCAGCGTTATGGGCTAAAGCTTCCGAAGCCAGAAAAGAAGCCAAAGAACTTAATACAATGTGGCGTGGACGCAAGCCAGCATACGAAGCTAAGGAATATAAAGTATCACGACCTCGTAAGAAAACCAAGGGGTCGTAGAAAATCATGGAGAGAATCATGAATGATGCAAGTACTATTAGACAAGCCCTGTTGTCACGAGCAACTTCAACTGAGGTTACTGTTGGTGATGATGTCTTTCTTATGGAAGAAATTTGGGTAAGAGATGGAAATTATTCTGTCGAAGTATGGCTACGAGATGGAGATATGTTAAGGTGGGTAGATAATGAGACCAAGGAGTGGCTCATCTCTGCTGTAGAAGCACACGAACGTGCGGAGGTACCGTTTTGAAAAAGGTATATCGAGTTGAGATTGATGTAACAAGTCAAACTTGGGAAACTGCTATAGCTTATGTAGAAGCTGAGTCAGAAGAACAAGCACGTAAGTTGTTTACGGACGATCCCTATGGTTACGATTGGCAAGACTGGGAAACTCACGACAGTGAGACTCAAGGCTGGGAAATCGATACCATTGAATATGATGAGTTCCAAACTGAATGGGAAAATAAGAATGCCGAAGTTTAAGGTACTAATTGATGACTTCACCTGCTATGGTGCAACCATTGAGGCTGAAGATATGGACGCAGCCACGGAAAAATTTGAACAGGCTTTAGAAGACTGTGAGTATAATTACTGGAAAGCTTGTGAGAAATTCGAAGCTCACTGTGAAGATGGTAGTTTAGAAACACACTGGTACGAGGAAGAAGATCGATGAGATCAAGAACAATTCAAGAAGTTGAGTCAACAGTTAAGCACGGTAACCTTCTGATGCACCTCTTCGGTGAGATGGATGCCGATGGTACTACTGTAATTGAGAAGCGAACGGAAATCTATCCCGGTAGTCGTGACACTACCGTTGATTGGAAGTCCGTTGGCTTTGCTGGCGTCCTCACTCTGGAGACAGACTTAAATGAGATTCAGATTGAGGTAGATGTGTGCGGCAAAGAGGCTGAGCTACTGCTGCACTTCTTTGGATTCTATCCTGAAGATATTGATGAGGATAATTGGGAGGAGCTCTATGATGATGATCCTTTCAGTGAAATCCATTAGTATATGAAATGGGTAGGACACACCGAAAAGAAAAAAGGGAGAACCCTCCCAAAAAGAAGCAGTCATACGTCAAAAGGTCCAAGGCTAAGAAAATCCTCAAGGACTGGGAAGACGAGGACTGGGAAAATCTGTCGAGCGATTCAATAGGAGATTCAAATGGCTCACGAAATGACGGAAAACGATAGCGCTGTTTACTACAAAGAAAAGGCTTGGCATGGGCTGGGCACCGTAGTAGACTACACGCTTAGTCTTAACTCTGCCCTCCGGCAATCCGGCTTGGGTTGGGGAGTTGAGAAAACTAATGGTATCAGTGCCAATGGTATCTGGACTCAGGATTACCGTGCCACGGTACGTACTGATACTCAAGAGATCCTTGGTATTGTATCACCTCGGTATCAAGTTGTTGAGAATGAAGAAGTGTTCCGCCTTGCTGAATACTTTAGTGATGTAGCTACGGTTGAGTCGGCTGGCTCTATCCAAGGTGGACGCAAGTGCTACCTGTTGCTGCATCAGGATTCGTTTGAAGCTACGCATAACGATCCTATTAGTCGATACATGGCTTTGTTCTGGGGTCACGACGGTAACAGTTCTATTATTGTCAAGCCTACCTCTATCCGTGTTGTGTGTAAGAACACTATGGATATGGCACTGGCTCAGGACACACAGAACAAACTGTCAATCAAGCACCACGGTGATGTGGATGCTAAGATCGAAGAGGCAAAAAGTATTATCTCACAGTATCGACATACTGGCAACCTCTTCCGAGAACAGGTCAACACACTGGCCCAACGTACCATCAGTCACGATGCACTGCGTCGATTCTTCTTCGATGTGTATCAGCAAATGAATGGTGAGATCCCCACTCAACCGACTACTCCTGAGGAAGAGAAGGCACACACAAAGGCTGTTGCTACCATTGGAACATGGGACAACACCTTTGAGCGTGAGTCGGTTGATAATCCTGCAAGCTATTGGCTCGCTGTCAATGCCGTGACCAACCATATCCAGCACAATCAATCTGCTCGGGGTCGGCAGGCAACGGTAGCATCCAAAGCTTACAGCAACCTCAACGGTAAGGGTTCTGTTGATAGCCGCAAGGTTATGCAGCACGCCCTCGCTATGTGAGGTAACGAATAGTCCCTGCCCGGTGGACCACTGCTAATGCGTGTGCTGTCCTTAAAATGGCCGGGTTAGGGTACTATTCACTTTATAAGGAGACAAGAATGGAACATGATCAACTAGCTGGTGGCAGTTTCAATGCGCATAAACATTGGAAGAAGTTAAGAGAAAAGCACCGAAGGAAAGATGCTGCTAAGAAGAGGGGTATCTCTCAACGTGCTCGTCCTGAAATCTATACACCAAACAATCAAGTAATAGAAGGTGCTGAGAGAATAGTTTCAAAAGAGTTGTATGATCTTAATTATGAGCTTGCCTTTGGCAGAATCACTCAAGAAGAATACGATAAACTTCGAGAGGAACTTGGCGAATGAGATGGGATGCAGAAACTGAAGACGTTCAGTTGGAGCGGCGTAATTGTCAGACTGTTTTTGAACAGGACATGCTGGAATATGGGCGGCACAAATACTGGAAAGAGTATGAACGTGCACCCGATGAGGGTATTCCTGAGCAATGTCTTATTGATTCCTCTGTAAAAGAGTTAGAGTCTAAGTATCAAGAATGGATTGATAACATAGCCAGCTCTCCCCGTTCGCCACAATGGGTTTATCCTTTAATGGAACTAGGCCCACAAAAAATGGCCGACATTACAATCCGTGCTGTTATCAAACACTGGATGTCGCCGGGATTCTGGGGTAAAAATAGCTGGGGAGAAACACACCGACCGCCTGTCGCCCAGAAAATTGCTTTGCAGATTTCTTCTGACGCCTCGGATATTATATCCTTCCAGCGAGCCAAGGATTCTCATTACTTGGACTGGAAAAAACAATCCAAGTTCATAAAGAACTGGACACCTAAGAGATGCTTGGCTTTCGCTAAGAAGATGCAGACTAATATTAAAATGACCAGCAAGCAAAGGCACAGCTTCGGTCATCACATGCTGGAGATAGCCGCAAGCTCTAACATTCTTGTTATGAGGCGTGAAAAAGTTAAAATAAAAAATGGATTCCGACACTATACTTTTGTCGAGTTCCACCCAGAGGTCCTTAGGGAGCTGCATGAGAGGCATGAGCTGCTACAAAACTCCATTCTAGTATACCGCCCCATGATTACTCCCCCAGTTGACCACACCCTGACCGCTAGTGGGGGTTACATACACAACAACCTCAGAAAGCCCCTAGTCCAGCGTTACAGGTCTAATTTCTTCGGGGACGAGCCCAAGCAACAGAAGTTTTCGGAGCCGTCTCAGCTGGTTCTAGACGGCCTGAACGCCATGATGCGTACCGAATGGTCCGTAAACTCCAAGGTACTGGAGGTCATGGAAACCATGTTCAAGAACAACAGCAGGCTGGCCAATATGCCTGTATATTCTTTCTCTGACTTTATTTACAGCGAGCCCTACCCTAAAGACGGGACTAAAGAAGAGAAGGGCCTCTGGATGAGAAATAAAGAGGAGAGCTGGGGCGAATGGTACAAGGAGGAGCAGGCCAGAGGTCGGATGCTGGTCAGAATCCAGCTTGCCAAGGACTTAGAGGCGTGGGAATACTTCTATCATGTTTATACCCTTGACTTTAGGGGCAGAGCCTACACTACCTGCGAGCTTTTGTCTCCCCAATCGTCTGATGCTGACAAAGGTCTGATAAAACTGGCAACAAGAATCAAACTGACCCCAGAAGGAGAGTACTGGAGGAAAGTAAACATAGCCAACCTCTTCGATCAGGACAAGCTACCCTTCGATGATCGAGTTAAATGGGCTGAAGATAACTGGGATATGTTCTTCAGAATTGCAGAAGATCCCTACTCAAACCAAGAGTGGATTGATGACTCAAAGAAAAAGAATAAATCCTTTCAACGCCTCGGTGCTATCATAGATATTGCTGAGGATGATGGCTGCTCAGATATACCTGTTCACGTTGACGGGAAATGCAATGGCAACCAGCACTGGTCAGCTATCATGGGTGACGAGACAATCGCACACTTAACTGGTGTGTCACCGTCTGAAATTCCTCAGGATCTGTATCAGTATGTAGCAGATAGGACTACAGAGTATTGTGAGATGAAATCTACAGAGAACTCTTGGTGCTCTGCTTTCGCTGATCACTGGGATGACGGTATAGATCGTAAGGTTACAAAAAGAAGTACGATGTGTGAAGCATATGGACTTACGTTTTACGGTATACAAAGATACCTTAAGACAGAAGGACACCTTGACTGGGTTCCTAAAGAAAAAAGATCTGCTGCTATTGTTGAGTTAGCTAGAGCAATCAAGGCAGCGTTAGATCAGACTCTTGTGAATTCCAATCTTGGAAAATCCTACCTCAAAGAAGTTGCTAATATATGTAGCCAGAACAACAAGCACCTTACTTGGAAGACTCCAAGTGGGTTTAAAGTAGTTCACTATTATACCAAGAGACAGACTCGAAGATCTACAGCAAAGCTGTTTAATCAAAAAGAACTGTACTTCTTTGTCAAGACTGACTTGCCCTGTCCAAGAACAGCACGGCAAGCAATAGCACCAAACTATATTCATTCTTTGGATGCTGCTCACATGTTCTTAACTATTTATAAGTTACTATTTTTAGGTATGAAGAATTTCTGTATGATACATGATTCTTTCGGGGGGCACCCTAATGATATACCAATACTAATGAAAACATTACGCGAAGAATTTAAGGAAATGCACAAAGTTAACCTTTTGCAGGATTTTAAGGTAGACGTGGAGAGATCTCTTGGTACAATACTACCTGAGATTCCTGCTCGCGGAAGCTTGGATATCAACAAGGTTCTATATTCCCAATACTTCTTTGCTTAAAGGAGCATAACATGTCGGGAACAAATCATATTGTGTTTAGTGAAGGTGATATGGAATATACGGTAAAGTACATTACCAAGCTCGCTCTTAAGCCGGGAAAGAATAAGTCTGCAAGCATTGTTTTCCCCAGCGACACACTAATGTGCATCTTTATGGAGAACTTATTTCAGAGTTTCATTATTAACAGTGTTCCGAAGGATAACAATTTAGATCTGACTCTAAACATCCCCGGACCCACAGGAGAATTCGATGTCTAAAGTTTTAGTGATAGGTGATCTTCACCTACCCGCAGAACGAGAAGATTATCTTCAGTTCTGTAGAGATATAAAAAGAAAATATAAAACTGATACAACTGTTTTTATCGGAGATGTTATTGATCATCAAGCAATATCATTCCACGCCAAACATCCAGAGGCAGAGGCTGCCCAAGATGAATACAATTCCGTAATGGAATCTCTAAAAAATTGGCGAAAAATTTTCAGGGATGCTAAGGTGTGTATTGGAAATCACGATGAACGGGTTCATAGGATTGCTGCCGCTTCAGGCATACCATCAATGTATCTCAAGGATTACCAAACCATATACGGCACGCCGAAATGGGAATGGAATCACGAGTTTATGATCGATGGCGTCTACTATACCCACGGTACAGGATCATCCGGAGCTACGCCCGCACTAAACATTGCTAAGGCAATGGGAAACAGCGTAGTCTCTGGCCATGTCCACTCCGTTGGGGGAATTAACTATACTTGCGGACCAAATGATAACAAAATCTTTGGGTTTAATGTTCCAAATGGAGTTGACACCAACCACAGAGCAATGTATTATGGTCGCAACTTCTTAAAGAAGCCAGTCAACGGGGCTGGTGTGGTAATAAATGGAAAGCCTTATATGGAGATAATGAATTGAGTACAGATGTAGAAGAAACAAAGACCGAAGAGACAGTGCCTGAGAACGAATCCATGTACTGTAAGGTCGAAGATATCCAGAATTTTATGGAGCAAGTAACAATGTCGCTGCTTGCAATTGTGAATGGCATCAATAGTTCTATGCGAGAACTGTCTAATAGGAGTGAAACAAGTGATGACAACGAAGATTAATCCTTTTTCCACGCACACCTTGGATTGTGTGTGGTCCCACCTCCACGCCCCTGACGTTAAGTTTGGTGAAGATTCTGCTAACCACAGTATCACCGTCCTTGTTGACAAGGAGCTTCAGAAGAAGCTTGACGAAATCGTTAAGGAAAGTGGAGCAAAGAAGATCAATGGTATGCGTACGAATGACGAAGGCCAAGTCCTTCTGAAGGCGAAGTCAAAGACCATGATCAAGAAGGGTGTGGATGTGTTCCCCTGCCGTGATGCAGCAGCCAACCGCACTGAAGCCGTTCCGTTTGGTGGAGACAAGGTTCGCCTTCGCCTCGCCCCTGCACTGCTGTCGCGAGACAACAGCCTGAGTGTATACCTTAATGGTGTTCAGATCATTGAGAAGAACTCAGCAGGACTGAATGAGAACGGAGGCTTCGAGGCCACCGATGGTTTCGATGGCAGTAACTTCAAGGCACCTGAGGCCACCAATTCAGATGGTGATCAGGACGATGACCTGCCCTTCTGATGCCTGAGTGGGCCTTTCCAATCAGTCCCGTCGCAGCAAGTAGGCCCCGTGTCTCACGACATGGGGCTTACTTCGCTGGCCCCTACAAAGTTTTTAGGAGCGATTGTGTTGATGTTATCGACTTCGTACTTGGTCCTGACTTTCAGCCTTATGACCAGCCTATCAAGGTTGACGTTGAGTTGTTTGTACGTAGGCCAAAGACTACTAAATTGGTTATGCCTAAGGCAGACATTGATAACTTTCTCAAGGCTGTGTTCGATTCTTTGAACAAGAAGCTTTGGGTTGATGATAATATTATTCAATCAGTCTACGCCACTAAGCAATGGGCAGAGGTCGGTGAGGACGGGTACTTTACGGTTGGAGTAGATTTGCTCCCGTAGCTCAGTGGATAGAGCAACGGTCTTCTAAACCGTAGGTCGCACGTTCGAATCGTGCCGGGAGTGCTTGTTAGGGTACAGAGAGGATCAGCGGATCCAGAAGGTAAGCAGAACGCGAGCGAGCTTCCCCTTTCTGTATCCTAACAAGGGCTCCGTAGCCCAATCGGCAGAGGCAGTGGACTTAAAATCCATACAGTGTGGGTTCGAGTCCCACCGGAGCTATTGCTGGGCTGGTAGCTCAGCGGTTAGAGCACCTCGCTCATAACGAGTAAGTCGTCGGTTCGAATCCGACCCAGCCTATTAAGGAATAAACATGGAAGAATATATTTGGTATGATGATTGTTACGATGACTATATCGACATCGTTATAGATCAAGATATGATTGACGAGTGGGAGGATGAAGAAAACTATGACTACTGAAGTAATCGAGAAGACTATTGAATGGTGTCGGGGGTGTTTCAATATCAATCCCGATTATATCATTAACTATAAGCGTAGACATATGGGTGATTGTTGGGCTGAGTGTGAGCGTATTGATGACCTCACATTTGAGATAACCATTCACCCCATGATGTGCATTCGTGACACAGTTGCTACTGTGATTCATGAGATGCTTCACGTAAAGCAATGGATCCACGAGTCTAAACGAGACGAAGAGGATGACGGGGAGGCTGAAGCAAACAGTCTTCAATATAAACTAGCGGACTTAATGTGGAGTTTGGGTGTATTATGAATGAACAGGAGCATTTTGAATGGCTAAGAAAGGAATGGGAGGAGGCCTTCACTTCAGGGGAAAGACGAAAGGCAAACCTAGAAAACCAAAGAAAAACAAATACGGAGTTAGAGGACGCGGACGAAAAAACTGAGGAGCGTCTAACAAGATTCATGAAAGGGGATGATCTTGATGATTAAACTATTGACACTGGCGTTGGCAGCGTGTACACTAGTGGGATGCAAAGCCACCAGCTACATCCCGAACGTGAACGTACCAGATGGAGCGATGACAGCCGTGTCAGAGTCCAGTGCCTGCTCCCCCATGCTTGGGTGGATCGGAGGACTGTGCCTCATTGCTGGTATGATATTGCTGGTAATTACCAGAGGATCTATGGGATGGAGGCCACTGATTGGTGGTATAATTTTCATAGCCATTAACTGGGCACTCGCCTTGTACGGTGGCTGGTTCTTCCTGCCTGTTGCTATCTGCACTGGTGCAATAAGCATTGCATGGACAGGAAAAATTGTTTGGAAGATCGTCAACGATGACGAGATTAAATTTAAGGAGATGAAACTATGATGGAATGGATTAATAGCACACTCGGTACTGTCTTTTATTCTGTGATGATGTTCTCTGCTGGTGCATGGATGGGCCGTCCTTTGATGACTTGGCTCTACTGCAAGATGCCGTGGACAAAGTGTGAGTGTTGTAAAACAAAGTGAGGTAATTAATGTCCAAAGTTATTGAACGGGATCGGTGTCCCGCTTGTGCTGCAAAAGGCGAAGACACCAAAGGAGATAACCTAGCCATCTATGATGATGGGCACAAGTTTTGTTACTCCTGTAAGTATTATGAAAATGGAGGCAAGTCTAAAGTGACAACTGAACAGACTCCCAACACCAATGGCCTGAAGTTCCTTAGTGGTAAGCTTCAGGCCATCGGTAGTCGAAAGATTACCGAAGAAACTGCTCGTAAGTATGATTACGAAACCATTGAACGAGATGGAAAGCGAATCGAGATCGCCTCCTTCTATCGAGATGGTGTTAAGATCGCACAGAAACTGCGTGGTCCTAACAAGACTTTCCAATGGCGAGGAGAAACATCTGGTGTTCCCTTGTGGGGACAACACCTGTTCAAGAAGAACGGTG